GCATGGAGAGTTAATATTGGGCAAACTACATTAACATTAGATGAAGAAACTGAATTTCAACAGGGAGAATTCCAAAAACATTTTGATCGTTTAGGAGAACTGGCTTTTAGTTTTGACAGTGGAACCTCTCCAGCTGTTAAGCAAATGCGTGAGAAATTACTACTAGCTTCTGCAGGTTCCATGAATCTGGAACTAGATGAAGTCGGATCAAATATGTCCGCAAATGCTGATGTATTAAATGTATTCCTTGAACTTTACGACATAGGCCTTGTAAAACAAAAACTTATAAAAAATACACAAGAAAACATTAGATCAGAAGAGTTACCAGGAAACACTCCTACTAATCTAATGATGTTTGGTACTCCAACCAAGCTACTAGATGGTGGAAAGATAGAGGAGGAATTTAAACAATTTCTCGAAACTGGATATGCTCGTAGATTGTTATTCGGGTATACGACAGATAGTCATCGAACTAAGTATGCATCTGCACAAGAACGTTATCAGCAGATGGTTGATCCTAATTTGGCCAAGGACATGTTAGCAATTCAGCAGGAATTTACTAACTTTGCTAAAAGATCCTTCAATCCAGTACTGCAAGTATCGGAAGCTGACCATATTCATTTAATTGAGTACCAGTTAAAATGCGAAGAACTAGCTGATGATATGAAAGACCATATGAGTCTTCACAAAGCAGAAATGATACATAGATACTATAAAGCTATTAAATTAGCGGGTGCCTATGCATTTGCAGATAATTCAACAAAAGTAACACAGGATCATCTGAATTACGCTATTAGCGTTGTTGAGGACTCAGGAGAAGCCTTTCATCAATTAATGCGTAAACAAGGCCCTTACGAGCGTCTAGCGCATTATTTAGCCGATTGTGATAATGACGTGACTCAGCATGAGTTGATGGAAGAACTGCCATTCTACAAAGGCTCAGAGGGCCAGAGAAAGGATTTAATGACTCTAGCTATGTCTTTTGGGCATAGAAACAACATTATTATCAAAAGGCGAATGTTAGACGAAATTGAATTTTTTAATGGAGAAACTTTGGCAGAAACGGATCTTACGCATCTAACTGTAAGCATTAGTAAGGATATAGCATATCATTATCAAACAGATAATCCTCCATTTGATCTATTGCATAAGTTAACTACTGCAGATGGATATCATTATACAGCTCATGGATTTATCAATGGGCATCGTAAGAATGAGAATGTAATCCCTGGATTTGATTTGCTTATTCTTGATTGTGATGGGGATATCAATATGTCCACAGTTAAGGTGTTATTAGAAGACTACACGTTTCTTATGTCTACAACTAAACGACATACTCCAGAAATTAATAGATTTAGGCTTATTTTACCTCTATCTCATAGAATTAAATTAACCACCGGAGAATACTCTAGATTTATGATGAATGTATTCGAATGGTTACCATTTCCAGTAGATGAAGGTGCCAAGGATATAGCTAGAAAGTGGGCTACTCATCCTGGAAAGTACGAATATAATAAAGGAAATATTATTGACGCTACGATGTTTATTCCAGAAACTAAACGATCAGACGAAACAAAAGCACGTATTAGTGCTACTGGTTTCGATAATATCGAACGATGGTTTAGGGCACACACAGCTAAAGGTAATAGAGCCAACCATTTATACAGATACGGTATGGTATTGATAGATGGAAACTACTCATTAGGTGAAATAGTAGAAAAACTAGAGACGTTTAATAACTCTTTAGAAGTACCTTTACCAGAGGAACAATTTAGGAATAGTACAATTAAATCAATTAGTAAAGAATTCCAAAAAAGAGAGGAAAATGCATGAATAATAATCATTTAGTACTAGTTTCAGGTAAATCCAGTTCAGGTAAAAGTGCCAGTTTAATGAATATGGATAAGCCTGAAGGAGTTATGTATTTAAATTGTGAGAATGGGAAGAAGTTACCATTCAAAAGTAAATTTAAAGAATACACCGTTGTTGACCCAAACCAAGTATACGAAGCTTTTGATAAAGCTGAAAAAATGAAAGATATACATACTATCGTCATCGATAGTCTTACATATCTAATGGATATGTATGAAAGTACTAAAGTACTAAGCTCAACAAATACGATGCAAGCATGGGGGCAATACGCTCAATACATGAAAGTATTAATGTCTCAGACAGTAGCTAAATCTACCAAGAATGTGGTATTTCTAGCTCACACCACAGATGTTCTTAACGAGGCCGAAATGGTAAATGAGACTTTGGTTAAAGTTAAAGGATCCTTGATGAATCAAGGTATTGAGAGTTTCTTTACTTGTGTTATATCTACTAAAAAAGTAGCTATGGGTAAATTAGAGGATAAGATAGCTAAATCTCCGCTATTTAAAGCTACCCCAGACGATACAGATAACGGATTTAAATACGTATTTCAAACTCGATTAACTAAAGAAACTGTTAATGAGAGAATTCGTAGTCCTATGGGAATGTGGCCTAGAAACGAAACTTATATCGATAATAACTTGCAAAACGTTATTAATCGACTTCATGAATACTATAAATAAGTGATATAATATGTGCGATAGGGTTGTAATATGCCTTTCTTATAGGGAATTCCCCTCCTTGAGTTCCGTATGGGAACCTGTCCTAACTGAAGAGTTATAAATTACTAGTCCTCTCCCTCGGGAGAGGCATTTTATTTTATAACCTAAAAGGTTCAACCAATGAAATACTGGGAAGAAATAGTTGATAAAATTATACTTTGGCGATTCAGAAGACGAGTTAGAGGCACAACCCACCTTGAGAAATTACAAACAATTATTAAAGAGTTAGATAAAGAGTTTATTATTACTAAAAGAACTAAAGAGAAAGGAGACCCATGAGTCACGAAGGTAATGATAAAATTATAGATAACAAACGTGATGACATTGTTATAGATGATGCAAGAATTGCCCAAATAAACAAGATGGTACACGTTGCTACGGAAATGGGCTTTGGAATAGTACAGGAAATTGCCGCAGAAACTCTAAAGCGAAAACCTGGCTGTTCTGTTAAAGAATTTATGAAAGTATTAGACGATTATCTTGAAAAACAGAAAATTCAAGCTAATAGTAATGGCTAGTTACAGGCCGTGTATTTTAACACTTAAATAAGAAAGGATATAACTTATGGGCGAATGGGAACTTCCTAAAGATGTAGAGACACAGTCTATTGAAAGAGCAGGCGGTGGATTTGCATGGGAATCTGGTGTATACGATACTACCGTTAAAATGGTGTATCTAAACCAGACAAAATCAGAAGCACAATTTTTTAACGTTATTCTAGCAAAGAATGGCGGTAACATGGCAGAACTTCGAGAGAATTTCTGTATCAAATCTGGTAAAGCTAAGGGCCATAAAACTTACTATGTAACTAAAGAAGGTAAGAAACGTCCTCTTCCTGGATACCAAATTGCAGAATCCATGTGTATAGCCGCTACAGGCGAAGATCTAGATACATGTATGAAATCTTTAGAGAACAAAACTGTCAAAGTTTGGAATCCTGAGAAAAAACAAGAAGCACCTGCAGAACGTCCAGTAGTAATGGGGCTAGTTGGTAAACCTGTCAAAGTAGCTGTTCATCAAGTTATTGAAGACAGAACTGCACCAAATGCTAAAGGTGAATACCTACCTACCGGTGAGGTTCGTACTGTAAATCAGTGTAAATTCTTTGGTAATACCGAAGGCAAAACTGCTGAAGAAATTACTAAGAAAGAAGCAGCTACGATGTTCAATAAGTGGGCCAATAAGAATACTGGTGCGGTTATTGATAAATCCACTAAAAGTCAAGGTAGTAACTCTGCAGCTTCTATTATGGGTAGTACACCCACAGAAGAAACTACAGGATCATTATTTGATAAAGAACCTCTTATTTAATGAGAGTCTGTGGAATAGATCCTGGAACTAATGGAGCAATCGCTGTTCTGGATTCAAAGAATCCAGACAGCGTTGCTCTGTTAGATTTAAATAAAAATAGTATTTATGAAACTACCGAATGGTTACACAACAAAAAAGTAGATACTATTTGGTTAGAGAATGTACATTCATTATATGGAATGTCTGCAAAATCTAATTTTGGATTTGGTAGAAATTTTGGCATAGCATTTGCAATCGCCAAATTAGCAGTCTCCGATGGGCCTGTTCAACAAGTTACTCCTAAGGTATGGCAAAAATACATAGGTGTAACTGCTAAAGGTAAAGCTATTAAAAAACAAGTTGCTGAGATAGCTAACATATTATACCCCATAGCAAATCTATATGGTAAACGAGGTGGGTTATTAGATGGCAGGGCTGACGCCCTAATGATTGCCCATTATGGATTAAATAAGGAGGAGAAAGTATGAAGATAGAAATAGATATAGATGTTGAATCTATAGTAAGAGAAGCACTTAAGAACCAACAATCCGAAGATGTAATTCCTGTAGAAGCTACTTCAAATAGTAGATCTAAATGGGAATACGGACGTAAGAATGGAAGACGACGTACTACAGAAGAGATGGCTTTACACGACCTAGAGAAAGAAAAGGGTCGTAGATTAACTCCTGAAGAAAAAGGAGAAGCTAAAGCAATCGTTCAAATAGATGAAACTACTGAGAATGAAGTTAAAGAAGCTGCTATTAAGAAAGATCGTATAGATAAGATAGCTGCTGAAGGTATGGCCGCAGCAGAAAAAGAGCTTGCTGAAGAACGCAGAGATCCTGATTCTGTAAATGGAAATGGGATAATGGAAAGAGAAGGAGAAGAGGATAAAAAAGAAGACCCTGAATCTGAGATTCCAGAAACAAAAGATTTAAATGATATTAACTCTCTATTTTCAAAATAAATTATGAGACCAACTTACTTAAATCCAAAAAAACCAACAACGAAAGATCATCTAAAATCATTATGGTTAAATGCGCGAAGTTTAATCTATGCAGGATTAACTTTGGGAGGGATCTTAGTTGTACTATTGGGATCTATTCTTTTATTACCACTAGTACTTATATTAATAGTTGGTGCTATCCTATTTTTTACTTATAAGTTAGGAATATACGATGATAAGGAAAATCTCTAATTAAATATCTGTCCCAGCGCTTGTTCTAATAGATCAGCTCCTGTTGGATTATTAGCCTCGTCAAATAACTCATCTAAATACATCGTAGTAGGCATTATATCCCCAACTATAAATCCACTGTCTAAATTTCCTAACGTTGGTATACCAGTAGAATATTGAATTGCTCCAGATATAGCTACTCCAGTAGGATGTCTCATAGCCATTTGACGTGATGTTCTTTGATTACGTAAAAAGTACGATAGAAATACAGTAGCACCAAGAGATTCTAAAGTCTCTAAAGCAGGAGCTAATGCTTCATCAAATAATACAAATGCGTCTAGTGCTTCATGCATAGCTGTATTAAAATCTACCCCACGTATTTCCGTAGCATGCTGTATCATCACATACCTACCCAAGAAATCTGTCATTTGTACAATCTGACGCATAATCTGATAGGGCCCCGTACTTTTAGTCATAAAAATATTAGCTGCTATAGAATGCCCTGTATTAGATAATTTATCTGACGCGTTATACCACTTGTTTGTTTTCAAAAATCTCCGTCCACGATTGATATACCCATCCAATGAAGCATCATTCAGATCCTCCACAATAAGCGAATTCAATCCTGCAGCACTCATAGCATGAATTTTGTTATTCTCTATACGTACTGTTAATGCTGCTACCTGTATAGCTTCTGGACTATTTTTTTTATCTAAATTTTTAATATTAATAGTATTTGTAAGCTCTCTACGTTCTTCTGTATCTTTACGATATGCTTGGTATTCATGAAATCCTTCAATAGTCTTATGAATTATATAAGATAGAGGAATGTTCCTCATCATTAGCTGCATTACGTTAGAATACGCGTTATATAACCATACCTGCGGCATAGCTATAACTATACGATCCTTTCCATAACCAATAATTTGTCTGAGAATATAGTGGAATAGTCCTGCAAACCTTTTTATATGAACCATACTAGGGTGATTGAGCCCTGGTATATTTCTCAAGTCTCTTGCTTGATACCCAAATATTTTATTAACAGCATCCTTCCTAACCATAAATTTACCGTCTTTGGTAAATCTATCCATATACATTCTAACTTCTTTAGGTAGCCTGTAATAACGATCAATAAATCCATTTGCAGGATCTAAGAAATCAATGAACTCATCACGGTGAGATGGTAATCTTTCTCTTTGTTCATATACTAATAGCTCAATAGTTCTTTTATCATTCTTAATAGTAGCTACGCGATCAATATAAGACGATTGCATATGTGCGAATACGTTTTGTATTTCTATATCTGGATTTAGTAGCTGTTTCCGAGTTACGTGGTTCATGATTACTCGATAATCAGTAACATTTTCTTTCTCATCTAGAACAGGGCGTAATCGTAATTTGTCATTGAATTTTAATTTACGTCGAGAAGCCAGTTTTTCCTGTTCTTTATGAATATCACGAATAGCTTGTTTTATTTTTGGTACATCAGGTACGCCAGGAGATTTTTGGTAGTGAGGACTCTCTGATAAAATCTCTGTTAAAGTAGTACCGATATTACGTTTATTGGTCGTAGACATAATGGCAGAAACATAAGGAATAGGAGGCGCATGTCGTCCGATAAATAGTTTATCGTTTATTCTTTGACCAGCTTTAAGTCCTGGAATGTCTCCTAATCCATACATCTCTGGATAACCCTCGTTTTCCATATCTTTTTGTTGATACTCCTGCCCGAATTTCATATCCGTTAGGTTATCCATCCTCTCTACGACATAGCCTTTAATCATTTGTGTAGGATTACCGCCAAAATTCCCTTCTCTTGATCGGTCAACAAATTCAATATGGCTATCTAATAAATCTATAAATCCATTCTGCGTAGCATCCACAGCAAATTCCGCATCAACAAGTTCCTTAACAGCAGCAGTTTCATCATATCTGGTCGCTCTTAAGGCTGTTAATGTAGCGTATGCTTCTATTAGTGCCAGATCACCGGCTTCTGGTTTAGCTAAATATTTTCTTGCGATAGTAAACGCATTCATATGAGCCACTTCTAAACCAGTATCTCCAATAGCCATGTATTCACCAAGCTCTTTAGCATAATCCACTGCGTGGTCAATATACTTTCCCTTAGCAGGTCTTTTATTTAATATTTGTCTTTCAAGGTATCTTAATCTTGCATCAATTTTGTTTCTGTCACCTATAAAACTAGCTATCTCTGCGTGGGAAAGACCCATGTGCTTTAGACTGGACAAATCAGTTCTGAATATTACATTGGTTAGATTTTCTCTTAAATCTACAGACATTCCTTTAGGTTTGCTAGCATCTACTGATTTCCAGATCCCGTTAAACCATTTAATAGTAAACCTTTCAGCCTCCTGACGTGCTTTAGATACGTTTACTTTAGAGAACAATAATTGTTGGATTAGTTGTTTGCCAAGTATTCCTTCACCTACCTCTAATGCTAAATGGCGTAAAGTATCGCTCATGGCGTTATATACTATTTGCCGAGTCTTCAGAGTCTGGGCGTTTTTACTAATAGCAAGATAACCGGCACCTACAGCAACTCTACCTACGCGCTCAAGGAAATTAGCTGGTTCACTCTCTATTATCGCTAATGCCTGTTCATCACCAAATTTTCTTATAAATTGATCAGAATCACCTAAATTTTTATAGAACTTATCTTGCAACCGCTCTAATCGATTTCTATTGTTACTCTGTATCCTTATTAATGTCTCGAAAACGGCCAACATTTCATGATTAGCTTTAGCACCAAAACCCCCTCTTCTATTAAACGCTCTTAATACAGTATCTACAGCAAGTTCTACAAAATACTCAAATACATCTATTGCTCTAGTGAAGACAGTCTCTTCTTTTCTGTACTTGTAGTGTATTTTAGTTTTAGTGCCGGATAGATAATTTACAAGTTGCCTGTTTGTTACAGCGTAAGCTAAAAATTCACCTAACTTGTGTGTCTCGTTCTTTGGATTGTTAAATAAAAAGTCATATTGTTCTTTTGCCATTTCCTTTGCTGCTCTGTCTTCACTCTTAGGATCATTTAAAAATATCCTGTATCCGTCGTTAGCAGCTAAATCTTGTTTAGTCTGTCGGTATAGTTTTTCTACTCTACGTCTTAACAAAGGATTTTTAGCTAATGCAACAGTAATTATGGCGTGTACAAGTTCATGAACATATACTTCCTGAGGAGATTGTGCATTCGTAGATAAAGGGCCCTGTCTACTTAAAGATACTCTTATTCTCTTACTGACCGGATCAAATTCTCCTTGAGTAGTTCCGTCTATCTCTTCTTGAGTAAACCGAATAGCTGAGGAATCTTTCAACCCGTCAGCTACTTTAGTAAGTACTCTTATTAATATTCCTGCATGTTTAGTTTGATCCTGATCATTTTCATAGTAATTCTCAGAATGCTCTTGCATATCTGCAAAAGTAGATAATATATTTTCTTTTGTAATATCTCCTACTAACTTTGTTATAGGATTATCTCTTTTTTGGTCAGGTAATGAAGAATAAAGAAGTCCTTTACCTTTTTTAGCTTTTTTAATCTCTTTCCTAAATGCTTCACTAATAGCCTGCTCTTCTTTTTCAAATTCTGAAGGTGTATTTCGAACGTCTTTAGGAACATCTTTAAAAAGTAAATCTACTAGATTAGATATTTTTAATCGGAGATTTTTTTCTTTGTCTAAGATTAGTTGCGTAGCTTCAAAGATAGCTTTTCTAGCCATATATAATTGACTAGAAATAACTCTCCCGCCTCGTTCAGAGATTTCGTCCTCTACTTTTTTTCGTTCTCTTTGGACGGCTTTATTTACATCATTAATATCTTGAACAATAAATTCTCTAGATTTTTTATCGCTTGATCTTGCATATTTATTTATGAATGCTTTAGTTAGTAGCCAGTTATCTACATCCTTCATTAGATTATTATTGCCGTTCTCTATGTCCTTGGCTTTTGTTTTAGCAATAACAGCGTTCATTCGTTTTGTAATAGAATCTAGTACACTATATTCTCTGTTAAGCTTTACGTACCACTTGCCATATGTAGTATTGGCTGCTTCTAATGTATTAGGATCTCCCATTACAGCGTCATGGAGCATGAGCACATGTGGGTGAGCTGCTAAAGTTTTAGTTAATATAGCCGCATCCATATTAATGATCATACGAATTAGTGAACTAACGCCAGGGGAAGTAAAAGTCATACGCTTCGGCCTAGTTCTAGCTGTACTTGTTCCCCCTGCAGAATTCCTAAACTCAATAGCAACTCTCTCGCTTGTACTATCAGACTCGGAGGGTTCTCGTTTAGTCAGATCTATAAAAGACTGGCCTGTTTGCTGTAAAGGTCCCTTGTATTGCGGTAATAGACTAATTAGTTCTTTTTTAATAAGTTCGTTAATTTCTTTTTCAGTTAAATTTGGTCTCTTCTTTCCAGTATCTTTTCCATTTTTATCACGAATAATCCGTGCTTCTTCTTGAGCCTTTTCGAAATGAGCCATGAACACAGCATGTAATACCTCTCCTGCTTGTATTGCCGCATCTCTAGCGTCTTTTGTGCCTAATAGAATACTTTCCAGTCCTAGTTGTAATCTTGGGCGTAATAAAGTAGATATTCGAGTAATGGCTACTGCATCGTTAAGTAGCTCTTCTTTTACTTTTTTCGGGTTTACAAATGCTCCTCTAAATATTGCGACGTTATCAATAGCCCCTACTACTCTTAAATGTCCCAGAAACGGTAGGACCTCTTCTTTTAGATAAGTATTCTTAGCTTTTTGAGTTTTAAGTTTGTGGTAGTATCTTTGATGTAAATCTAGTTGTACATACAATTCAGATAGTATATCTCCTGCAATGCCTTCAGAGATACTCTTAGGACCGCCACCATACATAAAAATAAGAAATGGGTATTTAATAAGGTTACGCATATCCCCATTTTTAAGCGTGGGATACAATTCATTTAATGAATTATTTCTATCTATGTACTGACGACGATTAAAAGGTTTTTTGCTCTTTTGATCAGTATGAAAGGCTTCAGCCGTATCAACTCCGGAATATTCCTCAACCTTAGTTCCTACATCCTGATAAATATCAGGTTGATATGGATCATAAATAGTAGACGATTCTGTAAGACCAATATGTGTACCTGTTTGTTGGCGCCGTAATTCGTTCCCTTCTTTCCCATACATAGGAAACTGAAGAGCGTTTTGAGCAAATCCACTAGATATGCCATCAATTTCTAAAACTACATCTGATTCAAAGTCTGTTTTTAGTATTCCCAGTTTGGTTGCCTTGACTGATTCTCCGGCTTCTGTAACATTACTACCTACTGTTAGTCCTTGAGCTAATCCTGTTAATCCATTCAATATGGATGATCCGTGATCCGCTTCGCCTAGGACTTCTTTGTTTTTAATGATTAATAGAAGCTTTGCTAATTTAGCTGGTTGACCTTTTTCATCTATATTTTGTATTGCGCTTACAGCTTCTAAAACATCTCCATCAGCTATTAAATAATCAAAAGCATCCAAAGCAGATGTCAGGTCATTTTTATCTATTTTAAATCCAAGGTTACCAACAACAGATAACTTGAATTTCCATAGATCTTTTTCGGTATATTTAACAGAAGCTTTCGTGGGCCTTACATAGTATCTATCAACTCCACTGGCTTGTGGATTAATAGTTCCAGAAGACTGCATCATAATGCGGTTTTGAATTTGCAGCTTATATCTAAAATAAAACTTCTTTAATAGATTACCGTCTTCGTGATTGTGTGCATCTAAAAGACCATCAATTGCGTTAGTTTTATCTGCATTGGAGGCCTCAATAGATTCTCGGCGTACATTATGATAAGTATCATCGACATGCTCTACTCCAGCAAGCTTATAAAGTGTGTCTTTCTCGCCTGCTTCATCTAATTTAACTGCTATACCTAAAGACTGTGTCCCTGTCCATGAAACATGTTGGTTTTCATCATTTCCCTGGAGGACACTAAGTACATCTTTAATTTCATTAGCTACTCCACCTAAAGAATTCTTTATATTGTCAACAACTTTAGGAAATGGTTTTTGAGCTGGCTTACCTCCTTCTGTATCTACATCCGCATCTATAACTGTTAATATTTCTTTACTAGCATCAACAGTTGCTTTAGGAAGTTTAAGAGGAATTTCTTTTCCATTACTAGTTTTTTTAAGATTAAGTTTAATATGTTTGTATTTGTGATCATCGGCGTTATTAAAAAGACGCCCTTCTCTCTCGGCAGGCTTAAAGTTCCACGATTTACCTTCTATATGAAGTCTAGATTCGTCTCCTTCAAATTCTACGGTTGGTTGTGTATACGAGGTTTTGTCTGTAAGAGTAAGTTTTTGGGGTCCGTGTTCTACCTGCAAGGCTAACTGTCCTAAAGCTACACTTAAATTATTATAGTAAACATCCGTATCAATATCTTTTCCTGATATTTTTAAAATACTGATAATATTATTACCAATAGTAGACACCGCCTCCGTGTAAGAGTGTCCAATATTCCTTACTTGGCCCCGTTCACTAGGAGAGAGCTGAGCATGATCTCCATATAAAAATATTTCTCTATCAAGATCACCCTTAAATCTAATATTAGTTGGATTTTGTTGAAGCCAAGTAATGGTGCCTAACATCATTCCAAATATTATTTGAGGCGGGAATTCTGTTACATTTTGATCTTCACTATAAAGTATAGATAACGGCTTATTAATAGCGGTATTGCCTTGTGGATTACCTTCTTTATCTAAAATTCTACCGTCTACACGTATGGCTTCATATTTTCTAGCATATCTTGAATATTCTTCTACTAGTTCAGCAGCACCTTCTTCTGATACACCTAAAGTGATAAGAGCTCTTTCTAGAGTCTTATACTGTTTTTTACCTGATGCATCTGTGATTGGAAGACCGCTAAATGCATGAGTATCCTCAAATACAGCATCCGGGAGAGTATGAATACCATTGAGAGCTTTTTTATCTCGTATCTTACGAATAGTAATTAACTTATTAGCGTATACGCCTAAAATGCCAAAGACATTTTCTAGGTTTTCAGCTACTCGCTCAATTACGCTTTTCCCACCTATACTTGCATGTTGTTTTGTTTTAGCTTTCTTTAATTGTTCTTCAGTAATAGTAGTTTCAAGCTGTCTAGTCTCAATTTTTGCTTCTAGAAAATCTTTATTGTCTGGTAATGCTTTTAAAGCCTCCTCAATATCTTTTCTCTCCGGGGATTTTAATCCTAATGCAGTAGCTAATGATTCTAATATTTCAAAATGTTTAGCTAGTACACTATCTTCTGCTAAGGTCCCATCTTTTGTAATAATTTCCGGGTATAAAACATGGAATGCCTGTTTACTTTGGGATTCCTTAGGTAAATGTCGGCTAATTGGTTTTTGTTTAGTTTTCTTAGCTTCAGGCTTTTCTATTAGTATATCTGCGCTTTCGACTATCTGATCAAATAGTGTTGGAGGATACTTTTCGGTATCTTCCATTCCCACTAATTCGCGAATAGCCATTACAAATTCTGACCATAAAGATTTATATTCAGTCTCAAGAGCAGGAAGCGACATCATCAGCGCTTTAGCGTGTGGGCTAGTTAAAGCATATGTTATTAATTCTTCTACTCCAGGGTTGTTTCGAGTTTTTTCATCTCCAGGAACATCTAGACCTCTCATAAGATCTAGCAAGCGCAGTTGATCCGGATTTAACTGCATTCCCTTAATCTCTTTAGCATCACTAATAGTCTTTAAATGTGTAGCTATATCAAGTAATTGTTGTTTAGCAGCTTTTTGTTTACGGGTTATTGGCGATACAAAAAGAGCTGCTACAGCTACATGAAAAAGTTCGTGTAGTAATGTTGTTTCGTTTACTCCTTGTCTAGCTAATTCAATAGAAATATTGGTGGTGGATATGCCTTCCTCTGTCGCCTCATAGTTACGCTGTGCTACACCAGCTGCTGTACTGCCATCCGGTAAAGGTATGCGGTCTTTATCAATAAATATAATAGGGATAGGAGGAATACTATCTTTAATTCGTTGGGCAAGTCTCTTATACAATACACCATCAGTATTATTAATTAACCATTCAACAGCATCCTGTGCTGTTTTAAACCCCTTTACTATTTCTGGTGTAAGTTTACCGTATTGTGTTTTATCTTCTGTAGGTGCCTCTTTAGTTGGACTGTAATCTTCGCTAAGTGATTCAATAAAGCCATCAGGTATAATATCTTTTGCTTTAATTCCTTTAAAGTTCGTTTTTTTGTCTTGTACTGCCTTTCTTTTTGCAAGTTCTTTCCGAACAACGTTCCATATCGTTCGAACAATATCCCGTTCTGGTAGTACTTCGTAGTTCCAAGTTTCATTACCTTCTGGGGCTTTCTGTTCTTGCATTTCAGTAATTGCTTGCATAAGGACTGCAGTTGATTCTTTTTCACTTTTTTTCTCCGCTAAAGCAGTAAGTTTTACAAGCACATTCTCATAAGCTTTTTCAAAGTCTTCAGAAACATGAAACCATTCAGCACTATCTTTTACTTGTCGAGTTAAGGATTTTAATATCTGTAAAACGTTGCTGATTGTTACGTTTTTAGCAGCATTTAATATTTCAGCATCTTTAGCGGGACCTTGTTGCTGTTTCCAAACACCTGTCTCACCTTGTCTCTCATATCCTTTCTTCGTTAAGTATTTAGCTAACTGCACTTCTCCTATATTGTAGTTAGACTCAGCTAAATGACCTGCCGTATCCATAATAATAGTGGCGCCTGCTTCTATTGCTAGATCTACATTCTTATAGTCCTCTTGTAATTTTCCGTATTTATCAACAGGTACAACTCTGTTATTCCGTCTACCATTAGATGCTATAAAAATAATATCTTCAGCAGTGTATTCTCCTGTATTAGCTAATCCTTTCTCTTCATATATTGTTTTATAATGACGTGTGGCTGAATTACCCCACCCATGACCAATAAATTGTGTAGCTACTTTAGTTTTAACTTGTTCTTTCTTTATGTGTTTGATTGCTGCAGGTAGTTTCTCTGTAATTATTTCAGCAAGTCTTCTCGTCATGTAGTCTTGTATTGACTCTGACTTGGTAGTTTCTGTTACTTTAACTCCGCGCCGTTTAAGTTCGGCAGTCATACTATCAATGTTCTTTTGCCACGTTTTATAAAAATTAGGCTTTCTATTCTCTTTATTAGCTTTATCTATCTGTTTTTGTAATGTAGCGATAGTCTCTTTAAGTCTCTTTATCGGCCATACTTTTTCATTAGAAAGGATATTATCTGGTTTAGGCTTGCTCTCTTTCTTTTTCTTCTTCTTTTTCTCTGGTGTACGTGCATTAAATGCTAAGACTGCATATGCAAGTACTGCTTCTTTCTGTGCTTTCTCACTAATATTTTTAATTTGTTTTATTTCTTCTCTTTTTTCAACTATGTACTTCTGCAGTTCTTTATTAGATTTAGTTTTAAATAATGCATCAAGACTATCTTGAGTCTTCTTGTTAAGAAGAAGAGCCTTCTTTAATTTAAATCTAACTTTAGCAGCTTTTGCTTGTTTTTCTTTTAATGCTTTACGCCTCGCATCCAGCTCCGCTGCTGCGAGGCTAAAAGAGGTTTCTCTAAATCCCTCAACAACAGTTAGAAATTCGTTACCATATTCTACTTCAAGCCCTACTTTTTTAATTAATCTTTCTGATGTGTAATCAAATCCTTTTTTCTTTTCTTTAAAAATAGCAGTGACATACTCATTCTTTTTACGTGCAGCTCTAAAATCTTTAACAGACATAGTCTCTTCTGTGTACTTCATTACTCGTTCTTCGCCAACTGTTCCTCTTACAACACGAATACCTCTCTTTAACGCAGGTTTATTATAAGCAGCAGTAAATGCTTCCTGTTTTCTTTTGAGATTATCTACATGGGTACTCATTCTTTGTATTGTTTTAGTAACTGCTTCTTCTGCTATTACTTTGTCTTTAACTTCAGCTACTGTCTTTACTATTTCATTATAGTATGTACGTATTCCTTTCCATCTAGTCCCAGGACCATCTACTACCTGAGAGTGAACTTCCCCCATTGTTGTTTGCTTCTCTATCTTCTCAAGTTCAGCTTGTTTATCCCTTCTGTTAAGCTCAGCATTAATAAGTTTTATATCTTTAGCTTTCTTATTCTTTTTAGCAATTTTGAGTAGTTTTCTTAACTTAGCAGGTGTTTCATTAACTACTTTCCTAATACTAGTTAAAGGACCCTCTTTAAATCTAGGATCTACCTGGGCAAGCTCATCTTTAATTTTACTTAATATTTGATCTTGGGAATCCGTTAATTCTTTATATTTATGGATCTCAGCTATTTTATTAAGAGCTTCATCTAATTCTGCGGGATCAGTGGCGGGATCTGTAAGTTTCCCAACGTCTATGGATTTTACTAGCTTATTGAATTCTGTTTCTTTTAGTTCAGTGTATGTTCTATCATCTACCGGTTCTTGAGGGTCCTTGTCCTCGATAAATGTTCGTTTTACTCTAGTAGCTAATGGATCTAATCCTTCAGTTAACCCTTGTTTTTCCTCTTCTAATTTTCTTATTGCTTCAGAATCAATGAATCCTTCTTTAGCTCTAACTGCTTCTATTTCTTCATTAATCTCAGCTATACGTGCTTCTTTACCCTCTTTAGTTTTTAAGAGCTTATTTTTATCTTTAGTCTCTTGTCTTTCTTTTTGTTCAGCTAATATAGCGGCTTTTCGTTTCTCAAATACTTCTTTAGGTAAAACCTTTTCTAAAGTAGCAGTAAGTTCATCCCGTCTTTTAACATCTTCTGCTATGTATTCTTCAAGTGTAGCCTCTGCCCCAGAATCATCTTTTCCTGCTTTAGAAAGCTTCTGTCTAATTTGTTCTAATTTTATCTCTCGTTGTTCTGGATCTTTAATATTTTCAAGACCTTCGTTTAACTCGTCTATTTCTCTTTGAATTAGTGGACCTTGGCCAGTTTCTTTAACTTTAATTGGCTTTTCAGAAGCTATTGCTTTATCTAAATAAGCTAATTCCTCCTTTACCCTCCGTTCCTCTCTAGAGGGCGTAAAAGGCAGTTTAGCGGTGTTATAAAGAGCTTTACCAGTAACCATACCTCCAATACCGCCGACAGTACCTACAGCCTCAGCTAGCGCATCAAACCCTATTTGAGCTGGATCTGTTATTTTACCTGATTCAGCTAGTTGATCGAAAGTTGCAGTAAAACCTCCTGACAGTCCTTCACCACCAAGAGCTAATGCAGCATTGCCCAGTCCTTTACCTACTTTACGTGTAAAGCTAGTTTTACTAATAGCTTTTTTAACAGCGTCTGAAGATGTATCAGTTATTTGTTTTAATATACCGGTAGCTCTACCAAATCTAGCAAATGGTATAGCTCTGACAGCAGCCATATCACCAAACTTTTCAGCTACAGTAGAAGCACCTGCAAAGAACTCAATACGCATACGCTCTTCAGTAGTAGGATCTTTGCCATGCTCTTTTATAAAAGTAGTTGTAATTTCTCTAGCTTTAGATACTGCTAAAGTATATAAAACAGCAGCTTGAGTCATAGGGCCCCCAGCTGTAAAAGCAATCATATATGGGATACTTTCAAAACCCTGTTGGACTAAATGTTGCCAATCTTGGGTTAATGTCTTCCATAAAGCCGCAGGAATTCCTTCTTCTTTAGCAACTCGTTTATATGCTAAAGATACAGCTGTATCATCTGCGTGTTTGGTGGGGATATGAGATTGTACATTCTTTGATATTTCTTCAATTTTATTGTATGTTTTTGAAGACCTATGGACTTTGGCTTCTAATTCAGCAATAGTATTAAATTTTTCAGATGTATTTACATATTCTGTATCAGCAGAAGAAAGTGGAACATCTTCTCTCATCGCTTTCTTTACTTTTTGGTATTTGGCTAGCTCTTCTTTAGAGATAGTGGGAGTTGTGCTAGGCGTTCCAGAACCTTGACTCATTCCTTCCATAAAAGTTCTAGGAGCTGGATTAAGAATTTCCTGGTTATGCTTATCAACTTCTTCGGTAAGAGTTTGGGCAGAAGTTCCTATCTGAGTAATGTCTGAACCTATTTCAGCTGCTCCACTAATTATCTTTCCTGTAACATCAACCCCAACAGCGCCTAATCCAGTCAAAGGGGTTGCTTTCATTCCAAGCCGTTCTTGCTTTTCTAGATCTTTAAGTCGTACTTCTTCAATACGTAATAGATCCGGGAGTTCTTCCTTACTTACATTACGTAAAATTTCCCCTGTAGCACTAATTAGATTGAATGTGCCGTCAGCAAGAAACTGGATATTATCCTCTGTTTTAACAACCCTTTTTGGGTCAGGAAGACTTTCAAGAAAATCTTTACGTGCTTTAATTGCAATATCGGAGAATTTCTGTCTTTGAAGGTGCTGAGATAGGGGGCTAGGTACAGATTCGCGTAATAAAGAGGATTTTGCTTCAGCTATGGCTATAGCTGCATCTTGTTTAGCTCTAGCAAGGTTAGGACTAAAGCTAGCCTTGGCAGCTGCAATGTCATCGGCAATACTGCCCATTTTATTTACCTAGTTTTTCGTTTTACGTAGTTTCTTGTTTGCTTCCTCGGCTCTTGCTATTTCATCTTTAAGCATCTTAATGTTATCTGCACTACTTCTTGGGGCCAGAGTAGCTATACCACCTAAATCTCTAACTACGGATTTATAATTAGAATCTGTATAACTATCGTCTTTCTTGCGGGAAACTCCATATTTTAATAGTTCAGCTGTCGCTTGTTTAATTATCTCTTTATTATCTTCGATTTTTCCCTTATCTATAATGCTTTGGTACTTGCCCATTTTCTTTGCAGATTGCTGCAGCATCATCCTAAAAAGCTGATTGTCAGCACTTGCTGGTGCATCAGTAATTTCTTGATCACTTGTCGCACCAAATATTTGACTTATTATAGGCCAGTTGTACCCCTCGTTTACAAAATCATCTTCATTCGAATCATATATAACTTCTGTTGTTGGACCTGAAGCATCTGTTCCAGCAACATTACTTCGTAAAAAGTTTAATATAAGATCAGCTTTTTCAAATTTAGTTGCTGTACCGCCCATTTTTTTATGTAAAATCTTTTCGAGACGAAGTACTGCATTATTTATAGCTTCTGGTTTAGGTATTTCATAATTATTATCCTTTAACCATTTTACATATGAAGGTTTAACGCCTTGGGATATTCCTTCCAACTTTACGAGAGCATGCATATCTGCAGTTGTCGCTGCTTGTTTAGCTTCAGCTTCTGCGAGTGCTGTTTCTTCTTTTACCATAGCTGCACTAGTTATATCTGCAATCTCTACACCATATCCTATAAGTTTACTAGCTGCCGTAAATTTAGCAGCTATACCGCCACCAGCAATGTCCTGATTTCTAGCTTTAATCTGATCAAATTCCGCTTGTGTAATATTTCTAAGCCCATACCCTTCTTTTATTTGTTTCATCAAATCTCTGTCATAGCGTTTTAGATCATCGACAGTCATTTGACTAGCTGGTTTATCAATAATACGTTCTTTTTTTGCTTTTTTTGGATCATAGCCATCTTCGAATTCTGTACCTTCGTCTCCTGGAAACTTAGTCTCCGTATTACTTTCAAGCCCTAAATTTAAATCAATAGCGTCTAAAGCAGTCTTTCGATGTCGATCATTAAAAGCTTGGACATCATCGGGATTACGTGTTTGTAATTTTTTTAATTCTTTCTTATACGCATTAACTATGCTTTTATTCCTCAGACTCTCTAATATACGTACTTCTTTCTCACTACTGCCCGTCATTGCAGAACTAGGTATTGGAGCAATAGCTGTTTCCATTGCTACATCCGCATCAATTAACGGATTATCAAATTTTTCTGCATAAGCTGAACTAGAAACAGACTTCTTCGCCATTTCTTTAAGTTTGGTAGTAGTACTGGCGGTCTTAGATTTATATTTTGATTGTAATCTACGGAAAACAGCATTCTCTAACCGAGTTCTTCCAGCAGTTGTGTAAGCTATTTTTTTAGTTTTTGGGAAAGCTTTATCTATATCGGCTTGTGTAACGTAGAGTCCTTTTTTATCTGCTAAAGTATCGCTATCAAGAAAGACATTATATTGATCGATTAAAGGTTTTAGATCTGTTTCACTAATACCAGCATCCTTACCCTGTGTAATAGAAGTTTCAAGGTGTCTACGTACAGCTTCATCGCCGCTGATTGCGTTACCTTTCTTATCAAACCATTTCGTTGGATCATTTTTTATTGCTGCAATAGCATCTACGCTATCTCGAACTGCATTGAAGTGCTTGACTTTTCTTTTTTCCTTTACAGATTTTCTTTCAAGGTCCTCTAACGCTAACCTTCGATTTTTTTCTTTATCCCTATACTTCTGTTGCTCCCACTCCAATTTAGCTTCGTGCCTTAAATCTGCACGTTCAAATCCTTCTGTTTGTGTCTCACGATCTTTTATTTGACTTATAATTTTTGATTTTTCTTGTTCTTCTTTAAAAGCTTGTTCTATTCCAAATTGCTCTTCAGCTGTGCTCAGCTCTTGATATTTTTGTGCTATTTGTTCATTCAATCGCGCGGCTTCATTTGCCTCATTTATCATTAATTGTTTATGTCTTTTATCAGCTCGTAGATTATCTGCTATTATATCGTCGCGTTTACTTTTTTGAGTTAACAAAAGATCTGCAGCTTGAGCTGCTTGTTCGTCACGTCGAGTTCTTGCAAAATCATGGAGTTCCGCAGCACGTAGACCTTTTCTAACTTTACCTACATTAATAAGGTTAAATCCTTCCCTGGCTTGCTGTAATGCCGCATTACGTGCTTCAGCAGTTGGGAGAGCATCTGCTCCAGCAAGAAACGCTTCTGTGTCCCTAGTTGATTTACGCTGTAGCATGTCATCAATAGACGTACCTATCCCTTTAAGTGCATCACCTGCACCGCCAGAATATTTAGCGTAAGCCATTAGCTCATCAGCAATGCTGATGGGTGCTACGTTTCTCCAAGTAATAGGATCAGATGCCATCGTAATCTCCTAAATTATCAAACAGGGATATTCTTTAAGAAGTCTGTGTTTCGACCGCCTTGAGTTTTATAAATGTAGTCTTTTCTTGTATCAATTACGTTATTAAGTGAAGTAGCTTGAGCTAAATAGTTCCGGTCATCGGCTGCATATTTCTTATCCATTGCCTCTTTAGTTAGTTCTAAGCCTTTCATATTAGAAAAATAGTCCAGTATACCCCCAGCACCTTGGAGTAATCCGGTACCAATACCTGCCCAACCTAACCAATCAGTTTTATCATTAATACCGCCACCTTCTCCTAAATTAAATCTCAGAGTATCTTCGGGAGTAAAGCCCATGCCCTGGTCTCTTAAGTATCTTGAGCCAGCATCGTCATCAAAATATGATTCTAGAGGAACTAGCCCAGTTGGATTCGAATCATTATTAACTTCCAGTCCTTGCATACTAGTACTAAAGGAAGGTACAGAATTTCCTCTTTCGGTAATGTAATCGTTTTTACCCTTCCAAAATTTATTCAAATCTTGTTGACCAAAATATGATTCACCGGGAGCGCCCTCTAAAGTTCTTCCTTTATACCCACTAAATACGTCATTTAGTTTAGGTAAATCCATACTGGTCCCCTCGTTACTTGGTGGAACCCTCAAATTATTTAAAGAATTATACTTATCTATTAAAGCATTTCCACCTTTAATAGCATTCATAGCTCTAAGTTGAGTCAATACCTCTTCAGATGGTTCATCATCCCAAAATGTATTTCTAGGTGTACTAGATTTAGGAGTTCCGTAGTATAGGTTCCCATCTATATCACTAGCTCCGCTGGGAGAACTTGATCCACCATCATAATTCCACGGCCAGTATAGGTTCCCAGCGCGGACATCATCAAAGTAGTGGTCTACTTGATCAAAGAAAGGCTCCTTGTCGGATACTGGTTTTCCATCATTCCAGAAAAAGGGATCATCAGATATTAATTTATCGTTTCCTCTTGATGGAACACTTAAATTATTTAAAGAATTATACTTATTTCTAGGAGTTCGTGTACTAGATCTGGTATTACCCTTCCTTGTTGGAGTCCGACTGGGGTAGTAGGGGTCCACTAGCTTACCAGTTGTCATGCTAAAATAATTATTATCGTCATCAACCCTATATTCTACGCCGTCTATCTCTTCGGTTTGATACATTGAACCACTTTCTCTTGCTATCCGCTGGTTCTTTCGTATTAAGTCTAATCTTTCTTGTTCTGTCATTTTTAGTACCTTATTTCCAGTCTTTCATTTCATTATTCCAGCCGCGGCTATTAAAATTGTCTATTCCGCTACCTGGTCTATATGATTTAAGATAATTGCTCTTTGTTCGGTTGTATCGACTTATTGGATCATACATACTCGGTATATTTTGTTCTTCTATACCGCCAGATTCTCTTGCATAATTTAATTCTGGAAGTTCTCTAAGAATATCGCTAGGTACAGGTATAGCCTCTCCAACGGGGGTATTAAATAGTCCTTCCATACCTAACCAAGGAGTTTGCCGAGGTTTCCATTGGGCTGGTTCCCAGAATCCTTTTCCTCCAAAGAAATCATCATTTCCAAACTCTTTTTCTATTTGTTCAAACTTTGAGAGAGGTGCGTTTGGATCTCTTACAAATCGGTTTCCTTTACGATCATAAGGAAACTTATCATAGTCCATCTCATAATTAAGTCTATCTTCTCTTTGTCCTCTACTTAAGCTTTTATCCCTAGGATAATTATAATCCCACCCGCCTCTTTCATTTTGTATAAGCTGATCTTTACCAAAATATCGAAACAAATCGTCTATGGATACTGGGTTTCCTCCATCCCACCATCCACCATCTCTTTGTTCGTATGAATGTCCTCTACGTCCGTGTCTTCTTATTCGCCCATTAGCCATAACATTACTCCTATTGTAATACGTAAATACTACCTTTATTTATTGTAATAGTCTATTTTTTTATGCAAATGCTATCTGACTTGAAGGAGATACCTGTTGCTGTATTATAAGCGAATTATTTGTTTGCATATATTGGATATCGTAGAAGCGGTCCATTGCGTAATTATATCTTTCAGCTCCTATAACTGCTGATGTATTTCTAAATGCATATACTACGCTTGCAAGCAGTTCTGGATTTGCTGGGTTTAAATCGTCTCTAATTTTTTCTAAAGCATCCCATTTATTGATCGATAGTTGCTTACGTTCTTGCATCTCTCGTTCTAAATCAACTCGCATATCCCTTGTTTTATGAACTAAAATAGTATTACCAACACTCAGTGCTTTTAAAGCTACTTTAGCGTAGTCAAGAGCGGTAAAATCAGATAAGCTTTTGTAATTAAAGGTTGTAAGCGATTCAGTATTAAGACCTGCTTCCCAATTAATTGAATAATCAGGATTTAATTCAAAGCCAAGTTCTCCGCCTTCCCATCCTGACAGAGCTGCCATAGAAACTATGTTAAGTAGTAGAGCCAGCATCTCATTATCACCGGCTATTTCAGAAATGATTAGCTGAATAAAGTACTGAACAACCATATCTACAAGTAAACCAGGCAAAGCAGCAAAGAAAGTAGTTACTACTGCACTCATGCCCCCTGCTCCAAATGCTGCAACCATTTCACCTAGTAAAGTATCTCCAAGCAGTTCACCTAATTCTGGAGCCAGCTTCCATGCAACTACAATAATTACAACAATAATAACAATAACTACAAGAGCTTGAAGAAAGCTCATACCCGCATGATGAATAACTTCATAATGCGCTATGTATATAGATACATGGGCTCCTGCTAAAAATAGTTTACTAACTTCGGAGTTAGAAAAATCCTTAATAAAATTATGAAACACAGGGGCCATTAAATCCCCTTTGTTTCCAAGATTAAACTTAACCATATTAAAACGACCAGTAGCTCCATCAATAACTTTTACAGCTCCAATCGGGGCAACTACTGTATAAGCAGCTAATCCTGAAGGTTTGCAATAGTAATAAGTAATTGATTGCCCTACAGTTGTCTCTTCTGAAGCTGATTCGACTAGTCGTAATACACCTGAGCCGTTATTTTCATACACCATATCAGGAGTTAAATAGATTAAATCACTAACAGAACCATCAGCGTCTTGTAAAACAGGAGTGTTATTGTTATAGACCATTCTTTCAGTTACTTGTAACCAGTTAGCAGCTTCTGTTGTAGTAGTACCTGGGTTAACTACTCCGTTGCCGTCTAGAAAGTCCTGTACTTCATCCAGATCATCTGCTTTATAACCTACGTTATAGGTCCCTTTTCCAGAAGAAACATAATAGTTGTATACTAGAATGTCATCAGCATCG